CTTTATTTAAACTATACATATATTATAACAAATTTCTGCGATCTGTCAACCGTTTTAGGCTAACAAATCGCATGTTATAATTACATACTCCAATAAGATTCGCTTAGTGGTGACAAGTAGTGAGGTTGATTAATACCTTCAGTTACAGTAATTTTCTCACCAGTACCCGGACAAGTACCTGTTCTGGTAATCATCGGCTCTTTGTACTCTGCTAAAGGAACAACCTTATAGTTGTTTACATCAGCACGGTGAGTTCTGCCTAACGCCTTATCAGTTGCGTCTCTGAAGTGGTTATAGTAAGGTGAGTAAAACTCTGACTTACCAGACTTGACAACTGCTTTTACATCAGCAATTGCTTTGTTATAGAACTTGATAGTTCTTGTGATTCCTGCCTTAGCCGCACCAGCACTTTTGTACTCAGTACCTGCATAAGATCTTTTGCTTGGCTCTCTGTGGATTGAACCGTTCTTCTTATTTACTATTACAAACATAAAAACTCCTACCTTTTTATTTAATCTATACATATATTATAGCAAATTTTGAGGATCTGTCAACCTTTTTTATGTGTGTAAGTCATTGATTATACAGTCATTCTGTAATCAGTTAACGTTCCTGTTAATGATGATAAATATTCCTGTAACACAATTGTAACATTACAGTTGCAAAATCGTAACAGTGCCCATTAGGGTTAAAGTTACATGCATTTGTAATACAGTTTGGTTATCAAATTAAGGAGAATAACATGGTGAATCCATTAGGAATAGTAGCCAGATTAACTCGTCCATTACGTGACACGGCATCTGACTACTTCGAAAAATTTGACTCAATTATGAAATCTGGTACTATGGAAAACGTATTACCTAAAATTTCGTAACGACGTTAATAAAAAAAGGGCCGATAAGGCCCTTTTTATTACCTTAAGGATAAAACGGATTATCTGTGATATACGCAGGCCATTCAGTGTCTACTTTCTTTTGTTTTTCAACATGCGGAAAGTGGTATAGTCTTGCCATAGCCTTTTTATTCTTTAGGGTTCTTTTGATAGCACGTTTGAATTGTGCTACTTCTTGATACTTAGTCATGTCATCTCCAATAGAGATGCGTTCCTTCGGCTTCATTGCCTACTTCCGTCTGTTTCCAGATGAACGTAACAATGCGTTCCTTCGTCTACTGACTACTTCCGTTCACTTAGAGTGAATGAACGATGTAATTTGCATTACACAAATATTTATCATTTATAGTAAGCATTATCCTTGTTAGAGTGATCAGTAACATCTAATACACCCTTTAGTTCTGGTATGCTTTCAAGTAATGTGTTCTCAACACCATGCTTTAGTGTTAGGTCCACTTGGGCACATCCTTGGCACCCACCACCAAAACTCAATACTGCTACATCGTCTTTGGTAATTTCTACAAGATTGACTTCTCCGCTGTGTGCGGCAAGTCCTGGGTTTACTTCATTCCACAATAGATAATTGACTTTGTCTTGTAATGTTGCATCTTCTCCCAACTTAGTCATCTTGCTGTTTGGTGCTTTGATTGTTAGTGTACCTGACCCTAACTCTGTGTTGAAGTCTACTAATGCTTCTTCTAAAAACTTAATGCAGTCGTTGTGCAAATACACTGCAAGTTTACCATGCTCTTCGAGTGTTACATCTGCAGGTGGATTGTCTGCTTTCACGTATGTCAGTATGGTTTCTGCTTTAGGTGTTCCTGGGTTGTCCACAAACATCCTAACACCAATCGTGTTCTCTTGTTTTTCTAATAGGTTAACTAAAAAGTCTTGTGCAGATTCGCTGACTGTGATTGTATTCATGTTTGATCCTTTTGTATATAAAATGTTTCTATGGAACTCTTCTCTAAGAATTCACTGCCTGTTCCTTTTGCGGCATCGTATTTTTTACTATAGTATACTTTACTTATGCCTGCTTGGTGAATTAATTTAGCACATTCGATACAAGGTTCGTGTGTGCAGAACAGTACTGCATCTTTGCTACTGTCGTTGCTTTGTGCTACTTTGGCTATGGCGTTTGCTTCTGCATGTAATACCTCAGGCCTTGTTTTTATTTCGTAGCCGCCATCTTCATACTGGTATTCCGCTTCGCATCTATTATCCCATCCACTGGGCATACCATTATATCCAATACTTATAATACGATTGTCCTTTACAATGATAGAGCCTACTTGGGCACGTTTGGCACTGCTGAGTTGTGCAAATCTTTCTGCTACATCGAGGAATGCATCTACATATTTTAGTTTCATTTCTGTTCTCTTTTAATATTTTTTATAGTTATATCCGTTCCTGGTATCTTGCCTTGGGCTATCCATTCCAAACATTTACCACATTTTGTTCCACATACTTTTATTAGTTCTGGTTTATCTTTGAGCATAGAATCTGTAATTTGATTACAGATACACACATACACTACTTTACCCCAAACTTACTATACTTGTACCATGCTCTTTCGTGCCAGTAGTACAATACCATTTTTGTTAATACTTCAATAGTGGCAATACTTGCCGCAAATGAAACAGTGCCTGTGATAATCCATGCAATAATAAATGTATCAGTTGTTGCAAGAACACGCCATGTTAATGTTTTTGCTAAATGACGTCTCTTTGAAATACTGTTCATTTACAACTCCCAACTAATATCAGGACGACAATCTCCTTTGCCATTCCAATGTATCTGGCAACCACACTCCTCAATGATAGGAATGATTGCTTTTAAATTCTTTACGCCTTCTTTGCTACCATCAAAGCAGAATGTACTACAGTCTTGTTCTTCAGGCGAGTATGTTTCCATAGTGCCGTCACCTTCGTACTCGTAGTCATCCATCTCTTCGTCACTCATCTCTTCGAACACATCATCGTTCTCACAATCTTGTTCGTGATTGAATAACACTTTAGCGAAGTCTACGTCTTGTCCTTTGAACGGGCCTGTCTCATGCTCTTCTGGCAAACATGCCCATGCACAACTTTGACAGCACAGTTCTGCCCAACCAACATACCAACCTTCGGCGGTTAGACGTTCTTGTAACTTTCTAAACCCATTCATAGTTCTTTACCTTTCATTAGTATTTGTAACCTACATTAAAACTCAATACGTTATTGCTCTCAGGATCTTGTGTGTATCTATTTCTAAGACCAACTGTTAAATTAGTACCAATTAAATATGTAATATCAGTCTCACTTTTTAAGTATGTTTCTGTGCCTGATTCAAACAATAGTTTATTAGATACTTCAAGTGCATCAGATAACTTATATGAGGATGTAATATTTTGTCTAAATATTGCTTCATCAACAAAGTCGTTTGTTAACAATGCAATAGAACTCTCTGTGCTTAATTTAAAGTTTTCTGTGCTATACCAGTTGTAACCTACACCGCTACCAAACACAGTCCTATCACCTGAGCTTCTAAATTTATCTGTGTCGTAACTGGTGATTGCAAATGCATAAAATTCTTCACTGAACTTGTAATTGTATTTTCCCACTGTGTTAAACTTATCTAACTTAACAACGTTATCGCTTTCCTTATAAGTGTAGTCTACCGATACATTAAACGATTCCCATTTCTGATCCCAACTTGCATTAAATGTACTGTCAGTGTCATTTACAAATGTTCCACCCACTTTGATATTGCCTGTTGCATTTACTTCCCAAGTAAACAGCATACCTAATACAATAGCAAAAATTATAGTTATTTTTCTTTTCATCCTTTATACCTCTCGGATAAGTATTGTTCGTGTTGTTTCCACTCCCCGTTGTCTATGAATCCCCACTCTCTTACTGATGGACCGGGAATGAATAAAGTCCATACATCAGTGCCAGGCTCCAACTCAATGCGGTGAAGGCTACGACTGCCAGCAAAGCGGACAGTTCCGGGTGATTGCCACTTTCGCTCGCCAGTTGGTTGATGCTCCCAATACCCACCTTTAAGGATAATAGTGCAATAAGGCCAAGGATGGTCATGTAAATCATCTGGATCTCCTTTATGAAAGTTGTGTAAAAATATATTAAATGGGAACCACTTGCGTTCTTTAATGAACAAGTAGTATCTGGTTAGATATGGCTCATTGCTGAGTCTATCCATTATTACTCTTTTGCGACCCAATCGGTCTAAAAGTCTTAGTAAGATTTTCATAGTGATATTATAGCACTTATAATATGCTTGTCAAGTATTTTGCAAAAGTATCTGTATCTTCTTCTTTCATATAATGTGAAAAATCGTGTGAATCATCATCCCATATGGTATGCATCTTTTCCAGCTCAGTTGCCCACTGTGACAATTCAGCATGGCTTGATAAACTATGTAGAAGTCCATGGGTAAATGCCGCAGGCCCAATCAGTGTGGGAGTAAATCCACCAAACATATCGCAGGCTGTTTGCTCAGCAATATTAATAAAATTTCTATTAGATAAATCACTGTACCACTTAGTAAAGTTCTTCCAGCATATAACTTCTATAGATGTGTTGTCTAATGCAAGTTCTTCTAAATAGTCTAACCAAATAGATTCATAGTCGCTGAGATATTGTTGAGGAGTTTTGCTGTTGTGATTATCGTTATACCAAAAATTATATGATAACATATCTGGTGTGATAGACTTCTTTGAGCCATGTGGGTCTTCGCGACAATGTGCTGTTATACATGCAACTATGTAAACTTTTTTGTATTGATGTTTATACATCTCTACTAATTCGCCTAACCGTTTAAAATAATAAGCATTGAGGTTACCTGGCCATGCACTTTGATGTAAGTCTGTGTCTAAGTGTTTAGCAATTCTGGCACCAAGTGTTTGCGATAATGCTTTTTCAAATGATTCAGGCGGCTCGTAAAAGTCACATTGTGAGTCTCTGATTTTTTCACCATATGTCCAACTTTCACCAACTATGATAGTGATGCTATCTTTGCCGGCCCCTACAAAGAAATCTGTTTGAGGATTATGCATGAAGTCTGTTACACCTGACTTATTATATAAACAACAAGAGGTGTATGGAACTTCAAACGGTTCGTAGGTGGTCCAGCCATGTGTATTTGATAACTGGTCTAATGATGTAATATTGTTTGGTACTTTAAAGTTATAAGTTGGCTTTTGATGCATTACTGATCCACAAACGTTGAGTAATATCATACAGTACAACCACTGTTAATCCACTGGCAAGCAATCTCATATCAAATAATAATGCTTCTGCACTAAATGGTGGGAACCACTGTCCGGCATTTGCCATTACATGCCATACTAACCAACTACTGCCCAATGCCATATACTTGCTGTCTAATGCTCTACTAATAAAGGGTGCTAATGCTAATGCACCATATGTCATTAACATGCTGTTGTGGAATCCAATGAATAGGTCGCTCACAAACATAACTGCTAATGGAAACAAGAATGCTAAATTGTTTTTACTTAGGTATGGTGTTAGTACTGCTAAACCTAATAGAGGTTCGCTGTTTGGTGGTAATGGTAAGAATCTACTTAGTACTAACGCACCAAATAAAATTAAGCCTGCTTTGATTGTATCGTTCATGTATGTATTTATTACCTTTTCGGATTACTGGTTATTGTTTGCGAAGTCACTGTCTGCCAATGCAACTCGCTTACGCAAACTGCTACTACTAAATGAATGGTCTCTACCGTTGTAAATTATCTTACTGCCACGTTGTTTAGCAATATCTTTGCCTGTAAAGTCTTTGTTTTTGTATTCGTCACCCAGTATGCGAACATCAATGGGTAGTGTTAGTAACAAGTCCATTAGGTCTTGTTCTGTGTTGTAGATAACAATTTCATCTACATATTTAACTGCCGCTAACTGTATCTGTCTTTCCACAATACTTTGCACTGGCTTGTTCTTTTCTGGTCTATCTTCTGTTGGGTCGTTTTGCAAACCAACAATTAAAAAGTCACAATGTCGTTTTGCTTCTTCTAACATTGTTACATGACCTGCGTGTAACAAATCAAATGTACTACAAGTAAATCCTATCTTTCCGCAGTCTTTGTAATGTAATTTCATTTTTTAAAACCTAATACCTCGTTTGGTGGAACATTATCATGTACAAATCCAAATATACGTTTGATGTGTTCCAAGTCTTTTTCATCTCTCAAACTGCATAGCTCATTGGCAAAATGCAATTCAACATTACAATCCAACGCTTTCTGTAATAATTCATGACGTTTAAATGGATTGTCAGGTAAACAGTATATACTACAAAGTACTATTCCGTCAACCTTTTCCAGGCCAATATATTGTTCGAGTCCTGGCATGAGATCGAAGTATTCATTTTCAAATTGATAGTCGTTGATTTTAATACTGTGTTTCTCGCAATAATCATTAATAACTCTACGTTGCATAGGCAATGGTAATTCTTTACTCCACTTGCTGTTCCAACCAGCATAACTAATCCATAACTTGTTAGTGTCAATTACTCTTTCGTCTGGTCTTTCACCTGGAAAACGGAAATAGCCTCCAGGTAATTTCCTATGGTAATCACCACCCTTGATTAATATCCTACCGTCCATGCTCCAACGTGTGATATCTGTTTCATTGTTAACATTACCGTGTACAATTGTTTGATCGAATAAATGAGATTGACCTGGTTCAAGTGTAACAGGCCAGCAATGCTTAACACATTCTTGTTGTAAGGTGTCATAGTTCCAATCCTCTTTGATTGAATCATATGTTATACGCTCTGATGTATTACGTTCGAGCATTTGCATACTGTTACTCTCATAACATTTTGTGAATGGTGTCCATATTGTTCTAAGACCTAATCCATTACCAACCCAAACACCCTGATGGAATGCAAGTAGTCTTCCTTCCTTTGCTTGATTAGGTATAACCATTCTGATTGTAAAGAAACGTTGTACCATCCAATCGTTATCATCGATTAGGTCTGGAACATATTGTGAATAGAATGCATCAACTCTATCCATGAACTCTGGTCTATCACAAGCAAATTGTAAATGTCTACCTAATTCACTTATTTGTATGGGTGTCAATACCTTGTGTATTGTTTCAAGTGTTTCAATTTGTGGGAATTTTTCTTTAGCAACATTAAGCCAAAAAGTGGGCCAATCGTGTGTTTGTAAGTCGTAATCAAGTGTTTTATTGTTCCACTTAGGGTCAAAGTAATGCATTAATGTTATCCTATAATAGTTTGGGCAATTAGATAAATACTTATGTAGAAAATTAACTTAGGAGTACTTTAAGTGGCAGAACATAAAGATTACGGACTGGCAGGTTCAGGCAGAAGTTTACAACTCGGTAAACAAGGACCTAAACTTGTTGGTAATGCAGATACAAGTGTGTTTGTCTTTACTTCAGAAGACGGCACAACTTTAACAAGAGCTCAAGGAGCAAATGCTACAACGGCCTCCGATTTAGTTACCAAAGCACAATTAGATGCGATTGGTGATAGTATATTAAGTGACGGTTTTAACTTACAACTTGGCGACATCTCTTCAGAAGGAGATGCAAGTTGGACTGATGGAGCAGTACAAACACTAACTAATACCACAACTGTTTCAGAAGGCTTAGATAAGATTAATGAAGCATTAGAAAACGTTAGAAACAATACCTTTGTTAAGAGTGTTGATTTTTCAACTAACGTGACTTCAGGTGGTAATCCTTTAAGTGTAACATTATCAACAAGTGTTGTTGGTAGTGCAAACAGATACACTATTGCATGGGGAGATGGCCAAACAACTACTGCAACATCAGACAGTACTCCAAGCCATACATATACTGACAATACTAATTCACCATACAGTGTAACCGTAACAGCATTTAATGTTAGTGGTTCAGGTGAAGGTAGTACTGCAAGTACAACAAAAGACAATTTCATAACACTATACACTGCAACGCCAGTAGCAGACTTTGATCTGTATGCGGCTTCAAGTGGTGGTAGTGCATTAACTGGTAACAATAGACACATTGATGCTGGTGAAACAATATACATTGAAAATACAACATCGAATTCAAGTACAGCAACATGTACATACGAAATTAGTTGGGGGGATGGCTCCGCCAATACTTCAGTAGCATCTGGAGAGGCTGGAGACGTAGGACAATCACGAGTAAGTCACACATATTCTGCAGATAGTGGCTTCTCGTCCTACACCATCACAATGCAACAAACAGCTCATAACACTGCTGATCCAGGTGAAGTTGGTTCAACTACATCAGACTCAATTAAAGTTTACGATCCAGCAGAAGCGGCTCCAAACAATTTAAGTACAAAGACATTGGTATTAGACGAAAGCAGTTCAGGATCAAGTCCAAAACTTGCTGTAGGCTTTACACAAAACTTTAATGCATCAAGTTCAAGTGCAGGTGATACTGTAACAAGAATTACATCCAGCAGTGGTGGAACATATATTGAAGCAAGTGCAGATGATTCATATTCATATGATGGTGATGACGGTGACATTAAAGTGTTTGACGGTGACACTGAAGCAGGTTCATTAACACTTGCTACAGCAGGTGACGGTGACACTGATGCTAACGTACAATTAATTAACAAGAGTGATTATAACTTATTAACCAGTTCGGGTTCAAGTACAAGTTTCAGTAACAGTATTTACACACCAAACTTGTACAAAGGATTCAAGCCAAGAGCAAGATTTACGAACTCACAAGTAGTAACTGGTGTACACGAAATTAAATTAAGACATGACTTTGACGGTTCACAGCATAGCACAAATACAGTAAAATTTGTGAAAGATGACATGACAAGTAGTCCAAGTATTAGCACAACTGGTGCAACATTAGTTGAATCAAGTGCAGGAACACTTGCATATGAATCAGGTATTCCTTACTACACAAACAATGCTTCTTTAACATTGTCAGGACTAACTGTACAGAACTTAACAGGTCAAACATATAAGAATACATCAACTCCAGTAGACCTCACTAACGGTACTAACTTTGAAGGCACATCAGGTAGAACTGTGAATAACCAAGGTTATTCATATGCACAGATTGACGGTACAAGCTCAATGTTAACTGGTAGCATACCAAATATTAACGTAGGTGTATCAAGTGCATACAGTTTAGGTGACTTATCAGTTAGTGTAAATGGTGGACAAACTGGTGTAGAACAAATTAAGGTGAGAGTAGAAAATGTTAACGGAACATCTTCATACTCAGAAATCACAGACAAGAAAATACAAACCAAGAACAGTAGCAGTGGTGTTAGCGAAATCATTCCAGTAGCAGACAGTTTAGGTGCTACACATGATGATGACGGTAAAAGAATTACAGGCTTTGGTGGTTCAGACGATACACCAACTTTCAGTAGTTCAACTAATTACTATACAGCAAACGCATGGAGCGGTGCTGTAACAGTTGCAGGAACATCAGAAGCAATAACACGTTTTGGTGACTTAGCTCACTTTAACACTGATTTAAGTACAGGTTACTTGCCAGTAGGGCCAGACTTATCTGGAAGAACTGGAGATCAATACTTTACTTTTGCATTTAGAAGAACCACAATGGCTAACTTTGATATCACACTAAGTGGATCAATTAGCGGATTATGGGTTGCGGCTCCAGGCACTGACATAGATGACACCAGTACTATTAACGGTTGGATAGATTCAAGTATCACTTACGGTGGTGCTGGTACTCCAGGTGCTGATACAGGTGCAGGTGGTAATGGCAGTAACGGTTGTGCATTTACATCAGGTGATAGGATACCAACAAGTGGTTCATCAAGTGGAACTTACACAATGACATTAGGTGATCAGAACGGTACAGGTGCTACAGGTAATAACATTCTTGTGAGAATAAAACTTGAGTCGGGTGACTCATTAACAGCAGTGAGTATATCATAATGGCAATATCAGACAGTCAAAAGGTCGATTTACTTTGGAAGAAGGTAGGTTTTAGTAAGGCTAAAACTGATACCAATGCAAATAAAAAGGCTCCCAACGAAGCAATTGTTTCAGAAGCAATTATTAGACCATCACAGATATGGAACCAAAGTGCTTCGATACCAGTTGTAATACCTTCTGCAAGTTCAAGCCTTGTAACTGTGTACTCCGATACATTAAGTAACACTGTAGAGTGTACAGAAGATGCAACATCAAGTAATAACAGAACGTGGAAAGCAGGTAGTACAAACTGGATACCACCTCTATTTGGTGCTACATATCAGTTGAAAGTATACGCATCTACAACAGGTGACAGTTCTCCACAAACTAACGGAACACAATTATTTGAAACTGGTTCCGGCAGTGACGACCAATGGTTCTTCGACTATCAATCAGGTACATTAAACTTTATCGGTAATAACTTACCTACTGCAATTGGTACAGGTACAAGTAATGTAATTTACATCAGTGGTGCAAGATACTCAGGTGCAGTTGGTTTAGCAGATGCTGGCGCAACTCAAACATATCGTAAACCATCTTTAAGTTCTGTGTACTCAGACAGTGCTATTGTATCTGGTGACATCATTGAAGTAGCAGATAACGGTGACGGTGAATATGCTGTATACCTTGCTAAACAAGATAACCCAACATCAACAGGACACTTAACATTAATTAGCTCTAAAGACAGTGCAGGCGCCGATGCCGCTACGTTGAGTGCTAACATACATGAATCAAGTGGTACAGTAACACTTGGAGATTTAAGTGCTACATCAAGACCATTAAGTGTTGTATTAGATGTTACTACTGCATTTGACGGTACAGGTTATTCAATAAGTGTTGGTGACGATAACGATAACGAAAGATTAATGACAAATGCTTATGTTGACTTAGGTGAGACAATAACGTTTATTACTAATCCAAACTATGTATATCAGAATGCCTTAGATGCAGATAATACTCTTAAAGTGTATGTAACTCAGGGAACTGCAACACAAGGTAATGCTACAGTATTAGTCAGTTATATGTAATTTAACTGGTCGATTGTAACGCAATTCATCAGAAGCAAAATCCTCATAATAAACAACATCATGTTCATAGTGCTTGATTATTTTTTCTAATTGAGCATTTTGGTTAGTGATAAAATTAGCATACTCTTCATATACGCCTTTTGCACAATGTATAGTAACTTCCTCATCAAATTCATCATGCCAACCTGCTTTGTTAGATCTACCTAACAGTTTAGCAACTACATAACTTTTGATCTGTGCATCAGTATCTTTACGTTTAATAACTGTGAGTTTACTTAAACCAAGTATCTCATCAAATATTTTTCTGCATGTGCTGTGATGTCCTGCAGGCTCAAGATTGCTTATGTGGTAAGGAAATACTTTGCCAACAACATTTTTTGTTGTGATAAAATAACTGAGGTTTTTTACCTTTTGATTATACGAACATTGTTCGTGTATAAACTCATCAAAGTTTTCACAGTTTTCTTGTTTGGCAAGGCTTTCACAATACCAAGTGGTACCACATCTATAATTACTTAATACAATATGTTTCATAATACATATTTAGTATTAAACAGCATATATAAATATAATTATGATTTTAACTAAACGTATTACTTTCGAAGAAATACTGCCAATATGGAAACAACAATTGTGGCCAGATAGAGAAAGTGCCATAGAACCAATGAGTGCAATGACATGGCCTTTTGATGGCGACCCTGCTCCAATAGATATGGCAATCTTTGACTACACTCCTACATTCTGGGGTGTGTACATAGATGATAAACTTGTAGGAGTTAATTCAGGGCACCGCACAACAGATCAGGCATACCGTAGTAGAGGCATCTGGGTTGATCCAGCCCACAGAGGAAAACGTATTTCGCAAACATTGTTTGCTGTACTTACTAATCAAGCAACAATAGAAGGCTGTGATAAAGTATGGAGTATTCCACGTAAGAGTGCGTTACAGGCTTACACTAATGCTGGATTTCAAACAGTAGGTGACTTTATAGTAACCGAAACATCAGAAGCAAACATCTACGCATACAAATTTTTGTCATAAAAAAAGCAACTAAAAAGTTGCTTCTTTACTAATTCTTCTCTTTATTCAGAAACTACTTCAACACCTTGTAAGTATGCTAACAATGTTTGAGCATCAGATACTTCAAACGGGTCACCATCTGCATTATCGCCTAAGCCTGGTTCAATAAAGAATTGTTCAACAACACCATCATTAATAACAGTGGAGTATCTCCAACTTCTCATACCAAAACCAATATTAGTCTTATCTACAAGGAATCCCATTTTGCGTGAAAATTCGCCTGCTCCATCTGGAATAGGTTTTACTTTCTCTATACCTTGCGAACTCATCCAAGAGTTCATAACAAATGTATCGTTAACACTTAAACAGTAAACTTCGTCAATGCCTTCTTTGAGAATATCTTCATATGCATCTTCGTAACCTGGCAAGTGTGTACTTGAACAAGTTGGTGTGAATGCTCCGGGTAATGAAAACAGTACAACTCTTTTGCCAGCGAATACATCTCTGGTTGTTAAGTCTTTCCAAGCAAAGCCTGGTGCTTCATCGATTGATATTCTTGTTTTGAAAGTAACTTCTGGTACTTTAACTACAAACATTTATTTCTCCGTGTATATGTGTATGTGCGAATATTTATTGTTAAACTTCATCCATGTCAATTTTTAATGGATGATTACTGTGTCTTGCTAACGTTGATGCTTCATAAACTTTTTGTTCTGCAACTTCAAAGTTATATGTGCCTGCAACTGCTGAACCTTCTTCGTGAATAGCCATTGTTATTTGTCTTGCTTTGTCTAAGTCTTTGTTAAACACTTCAATTAACAATTGGATAACAAACTCCATGGGAGTGTAGTCATCGTTCATAAAGATCACATTCCATTGTTTAGGATATGATAGTTTAGTGCGTTCTCTTGTTGATGCTTTAGTTTGTGCCATAATAGTTTTTCTTAGTTGGGAGGAATTTATATCCCTCCCATTATTTAATAAGGATTCTATGAAATGTCAATAGATTGTGGTTTCATTGCTTCTGGAATATTCCTAAACAGTGAAACTCTCAATATACCATCCTCGAGGCTTGCCTTCTTCACTTCTACATATTCAGCAAGTTTAAAAGTTCTCACAAAATTGCGTTCAGCAATTCCTTTGTGTAAGTACTCTTTTTCACCTGAGTCAAGGACTTCAGACTTGCCTGTTATAATAAGTGTGCCATTTTCAAGTTCAATGTCAATATCTGTTTTCTTAAAACCTGCTACTGCAAGTGTAATCTCATAGATATCATCATTGTCTTTGCTAATGTTGTAAGGCGGGTAACCTGTTTGTGCATTGGTAAAACCTGGGTCATTGAAGAACTCGTTGACCAAACGGTCGAAACCAATTGAGGATTTAAATAGTGGGGTTAATGTTTCGGTCGTGAAACGTAATTGCTTTGTCATAATAATCTCCTTTAGTAAGCAAGTTAATTTAAACTTTTAAAACCCATATGGCGAATTAAAAGTTCGCGGAGTAGAGCGGCATTCGTTAGTGTGTGTCCTGTCGCTCTATTCTACTTGATTGCACTTGTAAGTTGTCTTCATGTTGCCATTTAGATTCTTTTAGTGGGCAATCCCAAACAGCTCTAAATTATACCGAAGTACCAATGAGGTTTGAAACCCATCGTAAGTTTACAACTGGTCGATGTAACGAATTACATCTCAATATTGCGTATACAATAATTATATGTCCAAGTATTGCTACTTGTAGGAATCCACCTTTTCAATATAACTTTGTATTGCTAATATTGTAATTTTATTTATCATCTTAAAACCACTCATAGGGTTTTTTTGGTAAAAATTTATATAAATTCCCAATTTTTCTCAGAATGTTTCATTGATGTCTTTGGTAATTCATTTAAGAATGTTAAATTAAACACTGCTAAGTCTTCTGCAGTTTCAAATTCAGCAGTAACAGTTAAGCCTAATCCGTAACCGTCTGGTTCTAAATGCTTAGTAAAATCTACATTACATTGTTGATCTTCTACCCAGTTACGGTATTTCCTAATGGTGTTGTGTATTGCTCCATCCATTATCCATTCGTAATCTGCATCGTCACTGACTTTACTTTTAATTATATTTGTTATGTAGTTAGCCAATTAAATAATACTCCACAATTAATGTCCTCACAAATAAAACTATGCCCACACCATTCAACATTATTAACGCTCTGTCTCTCCACAGTAGGCCAACAATCATCCAACCTGTAACGCCAATTAAACTTAGTATGGTATCGTAAAACTGCAAACCATCTATGCCTCGCATACTCATACTGCTAAGAATAAAACAACTTGCTATCCATTTAACGTACCAACTTATGTCGTACTTTGGAGTTGCACTTTTATATATTCTTTTACTGTTTTCCAATTCCTTAGGGTCAAACTTTGACATTTAAATAATCCACTGTATAAGTAGAACTGTGATAATACCTTTAGCAAATGCTATCCACAATGCAGTGTAATCACTGATATTGTATGAATCTAATACACGATATGTTAATTTTTCGTGCCATTGAAAAAACTTGTCAATTTGGCCTGCTATCATTTTTTGCATCTCAAACATGTTTATTCCTTGTTGTCTGTGCCACTTGGCGGATTACGATCAGTGCCTAACGAACCTTCGTGGTCCTTATGCTGTTGCCAAACAAGTCCATCGGGTCTTGCTCTGCCTGGAAATTCATCTCTGGTATCGCCTTCGAGGCCAAGATCAGCATCATCCTTCTTGCCAAAAATTGCGTCCCAATTATCTCTGCCTTGCTTGGACAACGTACCCTTGGTTCTAATAGAATCACCAGTGATATCGTTCTTACTCGTCATGGTGCCTTCCTCTGATAGTTTGGTACTTTTGCCTTAGATGACGCATGTGAGCATAATAACTACGTTGTATCTTTGCTCTTATTCTTTTAATAATTTTTCTTTTTTGTCTTGCGTTATCAGACTTAGCCATTCTTTCACTTCTATCAGTCTTGTCCATAATTACTCTCTGTCGTTATAAATTCTTATAAAATGTTCTTCGCCTTTGGATACATTTTCTACCCAATTAGTATCGGCTGATTCGTCAGCACTGTCA